GTCTTGCGGCTTCCAGAACCACCGCTTACCGTTGCCTTTTGATTGCAGCGCAACCTGCTTCTGCTTCATCTTTTTCAAATCTAATGCCATTTTATTTTCTCCTTAAAAATTATAGGCTGGGTGGTTTCCCCAGCCCGCACTATAAGTATACCTCATTCTGAGCTATTGTCAACTATTTTTTCACCCTGAATGAAGTTTGTGTGAGCTTCAATATATGCAAAATTTTCCTCATACGTTGTCTCCGCTATATTATATGATATATCAGTAAATTCATATTGTCCAGCTTTTTTCATCTTTTCGCTAATTTTATTTAATAAATTGATTTCGCCTTTCAGCGTACTTTCATTAAATGCAAAATAAAAATTTTTCTCTCTTATGTTTTCAATGTCGAAGAAGTATTTTTCTTCTTCTTCCTCCATATCGTACAAACCAATTGTTGCGATTCTATTCATTTCTAGCGGATCAGAAACGCTTTTCACTACTGCTTCCGTATTCTTAAAATAATTTAACATATGAACAGAATTTGCGATAGTTGAATTAATTTTGTTGAAATATTCCATAATGGATAAATTATTTAAAATTTTTGACATCTCTAAGTTATTAAACAAAAATATTTTTTTTAAAAGGCCGGATCGCGCAAATTGCTGTAAAATATTAAAAGTAATTTTTTCACGGACTATTGCTTCTTTATTTAATAAATTTTTATCTGGCTGAATGTACAGCACTATAATTTCTAATTGTTTAATCTGCTCTAAAAAGGCCAAAATAGAACCGCTGGTTTTGCCACTGCCTGCGCATATGAAAATAACATCTCCTGTTAATTTACTTAATTTCTTAAATTTTGGAGTTTTCTTTTCCGCTTCTTCCATTGTTTTTGTTTGTGGCAGGGTAAAGCTATTTGGCCCAGAAATATCAACGTCTGCATAATATACATTATATTGTGAATATTTTTCAAACAGCGCAGCTATTTTACAACCGGCGCCAGCAAACCCAATTATGTTCATATTATTTTTTTAAGTTCCCCAAAGTTTTCCCCAGCATGTACCGACACTTTGTATTCGCCGAATTCAGTAGCTTTGAAAGTTTCAATTATATTAGAGATTAAATTTCTATCCTCTTCTGCAAAATCAATAACAACTGAATCGTGAATAATAAAAGCTATGTGTGATTTTTTCCCTTTGAGTAGATTGGCAACCTTAATCATCTGCTTTAAAACCAAATCAGATGTTGTACTTTGAATTAAATAATTCAAAGCGTGAAATTCATCCGCCTCTATCTGCCTATCGAACGGCGTTGTTACTATTTTACCATCCCAATATTTTTCTTTAACACTTGTTTTGTCATAAGCTCTGTTGGCTAAATAATCTTTAGAGTCCGGATTATATAACCAAGCAAAAATACGCTCCTTTGCTTCTTTGCGCGACTGTAGGCCGCGAAATATATTCTTGGCATTCCATTCGTGTATATCTTCTTTTGGTTGTTCTTTGTCACATAGAGCCAAGAGCGTCCTTAGTTCGGCCGCATTATAATCTAATTCTATATAAAGATCGTTGTTCGGCTTTAAAATGTTGCGATATTCTTTCTTCAAGGTCAAAATAGGAAATGTATCCGGTCTCGTTGTCAAACGACCAGTTTTTGTTCCAAATATGTTATAATTAACAAGTTTTTTTGTTTTCTTCATTTTTTTTAAAAAATTACGAGTTGCGAGATTATGTTTAAATTTGTTCAACCTTGTAATGTCAACATTCAACGGCCTATTTTTAATTTTTTCAACCTCGCCAGACAACTTTAAAAGGAAATCATAATTTTTCGGCTTATGGTGATTTTTAATGACATAATTTGTTATCTCACTTTTGACTTTATAAAAATTCAATAAAAAATGTTCCGGCACAAGATCGTAAAAGCAATGCTGATTTAAATCAATTTTTGCTTGCATAAAAGAATTCAAGTACGCTTTTAATTTGTTGCTTGATTGTGCCCATTCATTTTGAAGAAAATCTGGGCAAACATCGCTTAATGTTTTGCCGCCGCAATACAAATATGCATATTCAACATCGCTTGGCGAATCTTTCGTGAATTCCCAAGTGCCAGTTAAATCTTCAATAAATTTATTGTGAATTTTGCCATTACAATAAATTCTTTTGCAATCGCTTTTGTTGTCCAACGCCTGAAAGATCATATTAACTTTTCTTGTTCACTAAGAACCTTATATAAGAATATAAACGAACTTTTCTTAATTGTCAAGGATTTTATATCTTGCAGCGTTTTGTCTCTTGTGATGGGGTTGCCTATAGTAACCTCTGTTAATTGCACCAACTCATCTAATAATTTTTCTTTTTTATCTTGATTGTATAAAAACATTTGTTTATTGGTTTTTTGAAGCTTTTCAAGCTGAATTCTGTTCAATGTTTTATTACACTCATAATTTCTAATTTCTGCATACCAATCAACATATTTTGCCGCTATTTTATCTAAATCTTCAATTTTTGTTAATTCGAAATTATATTCCTGAATTTTTTGTTTTGCGGCTGCAGTCTTTGCTATGCGAAAATTCTTTTGTTCTTTTGTTTCCGTGGCGGTGCCGGCCCACAATGCCATGTCCAATTGTTTTTCAAGTTTCCTTTTTTTCAATTTAATGTCAACCATATTAATTGGCTCAAGATCTTTCATTCTTGGATATATTTGTTTACGCCCGTGCACATATTCAACATAAAACGGATTATCACTAATAAAAGCATTATAAAAAAGCAATAAATTATTAATAAACTCAAAAAGTCGCTCTTTTTTATAAAGAGGCTCATAATAGTATTCGTATAATCTCTTGGTGTTTGCTCCAATGATATTTTTGACGCCGGCTTCAACGCTGGTGATGTACTTGGTGATTTCTTTTGAATTTACATCCGCTATTAATCTCCATGGAATATTCGGATCGATTTTAAAACCATGGCGGCGGGCAACATATGAATATGCTGGAAAATTAGGATCTTCGTAAAATCTAATTTTTTCTTGATCCGAGCTTATGTCTCCATCATGAACGTCAATAACAACGCTGGTGCTATAAATGTTATTGTGAATGCTTTCATTAAATGCAACATATGAAAAAACTGCAGAATTCTCTCTCATATAGTATGAAAGATGTTCATAAAAATCATCTAAATTTTTAATTCTAGAGCTAGTTTCTAATTTTGATAGCGTATAATCATAAAATTCTTTATAAACCTTATTTAGGTGCAAAGAATGAAGTTCTTGTGTGTAATTTTCACTATCTTGTCCCACTTTTGCCTCAATTTTCATCAAAAATGGGCTTTTTCTAGATTTTTTGCGGCTTTTATAATCTTCAACCATGGCGCCAAAAGCTTCACCAACAAACTTAAATACGTATATTGGATTGATGGCGTTTTGCGTATTAAAATTCAAAGCATAATCCGGATCGGCATTCGGATCACACCCAAATTTCTTTTTCATTTCTTCTAAAAACGGAAATCCAGACCGTATATTTACTAATTCCCCGTCAGAAATAATAGAATTACCCCTAAGATCAATTCTATTATATAATGGATATTTATACCACACATCTAGAGCACCCTGCTGGAACTCATTAAAAAGATTTTTATAATTTGTTCTGCCTTTATGCGTCTCGGTCGCAATGGTATTATTGTCCGCTCTTGAAATATACCCAAATTTATTTAAAATTAACAATTTTGTAAGGTCTTCCCTCTGTTCAGCGCCAAAAGGAATTTTTTCTTTCGCGGGTTCGTGAAGATTTGATAAATTAACATACACATCGTCATCTTCAGATTCCACAAAAACTTGTACTGGCTTTTTAACCATGCCGGCTTGGCCGAGCTTATGAACTAAGCTTTTAATAAATTTAGGATCTACCATTTACTATTCGCCCTCCGACAAACCACTAATTCCTGAAGGTGGTGGAGTTTCGGCTCCCTTTTTGGGAGTAAACAACTCAATGCTTTGGCCGGCAGATTGACCTCCTAGGTGCTCCACTGTCGTCTTTGGGCCTTCGCCCGGTTTCCAAGATTTTCCAATAACAACATTAGTGCCTTCGTAAACAGGGGCTACAATAGACATAGGCCCAGACACAGGCTTTCCAGTATTACCATCGAAAACTTGCGCTTCAAAGGGAGCAACACACACGCATTTTCTGAGGTCTAAAACTGTGGGCTCAACGCAAGTCGGCGGATTCTTACAATTACCAGTGCCTTTTTTCGGAGGTTTCTTTTTTTTCTTGGGCGGTGTCGCCTTCTTCTTTGGTGGCTTTAAAGGCGGTGTCGCCTTCTTCTTGGGTGGTTCTTTCTCCTTTTTTTCCGGTGGTTCTGGGCAAGGATCTAATTCCTTTACCTTTATTTTGTAGGTCTTTGAAATGTTTGGAATGCCGATAAGATCATCTACGATATAGTCTGTTATATTGTGTGCAACATACCATGGAATCGGATCCGGCAGTTTTTCAGGGCATTTTTTACCGCCCATCTTATTGCCGGCAAACATGTTCCAACCATGAATCCGCGTAGTATATTGGCCGGGCGCAACAGTATCAGTAACCTTGTCAATTCTATAATAGCCAGTGATACCGGGGTCTTCCTCCTTTGTAATGCCCAAAGGATTGGTTGGTATTACAAAAAAGCCGCCCAAAGCGCTCTGACTACTTACAAATAAATTATTTCCAACCAAACTAGCATCACCCTGATATGCAGCTTTTAGAAACGGCAACGTCTGATCATTGTTTTTTTCCATCATCAGTGCCGTGCGCAGCAATGGCAAATCGCTAGCTGAAAATTTAATTTGTTTTAATAGACCGCGATCTTCGCCAATATGTAAATAATACATTCCAGATTTTTCGTCTTCGTTTCTGTCAAACGTTCTTCCTTCTAGTTTGCGAAGGCCGGGGGGCTGGCCGGCCTCAGTATGACGAACATCAACAGAAGCATGCTGATGATAAAAAACCAAAGGATTCTTAACTTTGCTTCCTTTTTCGGGCTTTTTAATAATTCTTGCTAAAGATTTTAATAAATGGCCATGGCCGGATTCTAGCGATTTGGCGTATAAATCTTTTAAAAGATTTTTTCTATAGCCGCCAGTACTCCAATCTGTAGGTACTGATAAGTCTTCGCGCGTAATTGCGCCAAAATTTGTGCCACCATATTCGCCGGTTGAATAACCACTTAAAATTTCCGGTACCAATTCTTCCGTAATGGCTTTCATAAAATCGCCAAAAGTCCACGTTGTTCTTTGGCTCAAAATAACACTTTTATATAACCATCTTTGAAAAACACCAACTTCAACCAGAATATCACCAATATTAACCCACAGTACTTTACCAGATGCCCTATAGGTAACATTACCCAAACAAGTTACAGGCATTCTCTTTCGCTGTTCCTCATCTGCTGACATATATGCAAAAGCAATAAGTGCGCGCAAGGGAAAGAACAAAAAGTTTCCAAACATTTGATTGCTTTTTGGCTTAACATTTCTACTATTTGTTAGGGCAGCCAGTAAGTTGTTAATAATTTTTTCTTTTTCTTTATCTGGTTTCGAAATCAGCTTGTCTGTTAGTGCTATCTCATCTTTAACTAAATCAGATGGTTTGGTTTTTGGCTCTGCACGTTGTTGATTTAATATATCACTTGATCTATAAACAGATTTTAACTCTTGAAACCCGGTACCGTTTACTTCTAAAATACGCGCATTTAAATGGTGTTCTTCAGAATCGCCACTTTTTTTATTCCTCGCTTGAAATCTAACTTCAAAAAGTTGACGTTGTTTAACTAGGCCCTGTAAAATCCACTTTGCGGCATCACTAGCAACATATCTTCTTAGTTTAGATATTTCTTTACTAAGTTTTTCAAGCTTCTTCTTATCACAGTCAACGACCTCTTTGTCAGGTGGGCACTTAGCAGCAAGAGCATCTTTCTCTTTTTGCTTTTCTTTAAGTTTTTTATGTACAACTTTTGTATATTCATCTAAATCAGAATGAACTAGGTGCCCTATCATTTCCTCGCTTAATACTGCCAAAACATTGTTTTTTTGTGTTTTATTTGCTTCTGCTTTTTCATGCAACCTAGATTCAGGAATTCCTTGATAACTAATTTTTAATTTAATTTCTCCAGTTTGCTCAAAACTAAAATCATGTTTCATCCACCTTACTGAAAAAACTTTTCGCTCTTCCGATCTTAGAATAACTTTAATGTCTTCTGGGAGTATACTGTTATGTTGATTAAAAGCCCAGCCATATTCAATAAAAAGTCTTTCTTTGTCCGAATCAAGCGTTGGATCAATGAGCTTTACATAGTCGCCACGCGAGCCTTTTGTAAAAATAGGCATGCTTCGAAAAACCAACTCAAGATCTAAAAAAAATGAATTAGTCGCCCCAAAAGCGGGATATTGTCTTGTCAACTGCAGTGTTTTAATGCCAGCACCTTCGCCGCGCGCTAATTTAGTGCCTAAAAATTCATTTATATCAGCAAAAGTTTTGAAAACAACATCTCTCGTTTTCCATGAACCAAACGGCGTTTTGTTCTTGATATATATTCTTATATATGGTGTCATCGACGCGATTTGTGCAGGCGTGGCATTTTTCCAAAAACTTATATATCGCTTTTTCCAAATATCACCAGCTACATCACTTAAGCGATCCCATGCAGAAGGGTTGTTTGATAATTTGGGTAAAACTTCTGTTTCTAGATAATTCTTATGTGACGGATGTAAAGAAAATAATTTATTTTTTGTTTCAGAAATAAAGTCTCTACCATAAATCATGCTTCGAATAGCAGCATGACCCGGTGAATATATTTGGCCCAACAGCATATCTGTTAGCCAACCCTGTGGACTTAAGCGGTATGGAAGAAATGTATTTGGCATCTAATAAATTCCGATGGCGTCTAGAACTTCATTAAGGGGCTGCGGTATTTTAATTAAATCACCCATTTTAATGTGTTGCTCAGTTGGTTTTTGATTAAACCAAGCAATAACCCACCAATATTTTGAATCTCCATAATATAAATAAGCCAACTTATAATATCTATCACCAAGAGACCATATATGATTGTTATAGTCAAACTCCATAACTTGCTCAAAAGACGGATAATCAAGATCTTGTGTTTCTAAGTGCTGAAATGTTTTAAGTTCTTTAAACCTAGTAGCATATTCTTTTCTATAATCGTCATCTCTATTAAAAATAACTCTCAAATCTTTATATCTAGAAATGGCCATGGGTGTTCTCCTAAATAATTATAGTGGCTTTTCGCCTGTTATTTCGGCTACTGCCGCGGCAGTGCCTAGCCCCGCCTTTGATCCTAAAAATCCGCCGGGTTGTCCACCGAATCTCTCTTTCGTTCTATATGGATACTGCTGTGAACCAAAAAATTTATTTTCAGCGCTGCCGTCAAAACCAACAGTACTTTCATGAAGAACGGTCATTGTAAAATTAAAACCAATTGCCCTAGGTAAAACAATGCCGCCTGTGTAATTTGAATCCAAGAACACTCCACGCTCGGCAATACCAAAATCTGTACTAAATGATTTTATAAACCCCAGTAAACCCAAAGCAGGATTAGTGTGGTTTACTACCATATTAGCAAACTTTACTCTAATAAGGGGCGAATTATTTAAAATCATGGCACCGGTGCTTTCCTTAAGATAGCTAGGATAAAGATTTTTAATTAAAGTATTTATTTTCTTCATATTTTCATTGGCATCTTCTCGGTTATAGCAGGGAATCATAAGGCCAAAACTAATAGAGCGTGTCGTATTTTTATAAATTGCAATTGGATCTGGTCGGCCAAACACTTCTTCTGATCCCCAGTTCATATTAAAATCATCTTTAAATGAAGTTATATATGCTGGAAATGCTAAACGATTAGTATCAACAAAACGTCCAAAAATATTCGTTCTAGTTGTGGTTGGAAAAGAGAAGAATATATTAGTAAAATCAAGCTGATTCCTAACTTCTGCTTCTCCCGGCTGACATGTATCTATTGAATTGTCTTTTGTAAAAGCAGGACCAAACATTTCAGTCGCTACACTTCCTAATCCACCACCTATAAGATCACTCCATCCCATTTCTATTTCCTCTCTTTAGTTCACTGTTTAAAGGGGCTTTTCCAACTCAGCCTGCATCTGACCCACTCTTTTCATCATCATTCCTTGGAATGTATCAAACCCTGTAAATATATTTGTAAGCTGCGGGCCGATGCTGGCCTTGACTTGAGCAGTCACCGCTGCCCCGATTCGCTCAGCCAACATTCCAACAATCTTGGCCGCGACATTTAAGCCTACGGTAAGAAGATTTTGTTCTAATTTCCTTGCCTCAATAGAAAGCCTAGCTAAATTAACGCCGAGTTTATCTGCCACTGTAACTACTGCCGGGAAATCTACCTTGCTCAAAGCCGCATAAAATTGCCGAGTCGTAGTAGCCAAGCGAGCAGCTTCTGTCTCGCTCCTCGCCCCCATTGCTGCAGGCTGTGCGCCAGCAGCCATTTTTAGTTCTGCTGGCAATGCCATCCCGGGCTTATAAGAAGCCATGGCGCGGACAGTTCTGACCGATGTTCCAAAACCTAGAGATAATTGTTTCATCATCAATCTCTGCTGTTGAGCGCTCATTCCCTTAAGTCGCGGCATTACATCCTGTACAGTTTTTGCCATATATTCCATTCGTTCTGGCCAGTCCATCATTGATGCCTTTACCGCATCAAAACCGCCGCCCAAAGCACTCATTGTAGCATTCAGTTTGGCGCCCATATGTTGAGCGGAATCCATGGTGTCAAATTGGTCCATCATTCCCGTTAGCTGACCAACATCTACGCCCATTCTTCTTGCTCTAGTAGAAAAAAGCATAGTTTGTCGGGTCATTTCGCCAGAGCCAAGAATACCAAGGAATTTTGGAACAGTTTTATTAAACGTGTCAAACGCCTGTGAAAAACTCATTCCCGTATCCGCAGCAAATTTAAGCAAAGTTCGACCGGTTTTGGTTGATTCGTCTCTCGTTTTACCTAAACTGCCCTGCAAAAGGTTTTGCATACTGACCTGTTTTTCGATTCCAATACCCAGCTTATCCCACATTAAAGATTGTCGCGTCATGGCCATTAATGATTTATCAAACCCGGGCGTCAAGCGAGTAGAAAGATTTTCAGAAAGATATTTAGTCTTTTGTGTAACGTCGTCAATGTCAAACCCAAACGAATACATATCCGTGGCTAATTTTGCAACCCTCTTAGATAGGTTGTTGGCGCCATAGTCAGAATCGCGCAGCGCGGCCGTGCTTTTAAACAAAGTTGCTGTTAACTGATCTAGCTGCGTTCTATAACTTTTTGTCGTGTCGATTAGTTCTTGTGTTGTCGACTTGCCGCTGGCATCGGCCGCGGCGGGCGTTGCAGAACGTGCACGCAGAGATGACTTCATCTGCGCCTTCTTAGCTGGTGACAATGATGCATCGCTATCAAGCGCTCTATTTGCCGCGGCAATGTCGGCAGTTGAAGCTCCCGGGGCGGTTGCTCTTAAAAACGCCTTAAATGTTGCGCTCTCTGTAAATTCTGCCATACTATAATTAGATTACATAGCAAAAACTTATTTACTCATTTCGTCCATTGCTTTATTTCTTTCTTCGAAGTGTTTATGCAGCCTTTCGAAATACCAATTTCTTAATTTAATTGGTAAAGAATATATTTCCTGAAACTGCCAATTGCCGTGCAGCTTCATATCAAATATAATACGATATATATCAGTTATATAATCAGATGTCAGGCCAAAAAAAGTCGCCCGTAATAGGCACACCTCCTTTGTTCTCCTGTTCGCAGTGTTCACACTGAAAGCTATAAACAAAATCTAGGTCTGGAACTAATTGGCCGTATCTTTTCTTCAAATAAGCGGAACTGGCAATCGGCATATTCTTAATAAAATTATTGATATTTTGAAAACTGTCGTTTCCGTTAACAGACACAATCATTTGGCGATAACGGTCGGTTACGGGCTCCTCTGGCAAACTATGTTTTGATTTTTGTTCTGCGCGGTCGACTATTTCTTTTTCGTCCTTGCTCGTTAAAAGCTTTAACTCAACGCCCACATTTAATTTTGGCATAGTCAATATAAACGTGCCTTTATCTGTGAATGTAACATCATCATAGTTTGTTATTTTTGGCTCAATCTCGTCCAAGTTAATTGCTAATTCTGTATCTGCAAAACAATTTCCACAATCCACCTTTACTTTGTATTCTTCACCATACGCATTCTTTCTTGCATTTACGACAATAGCATTTTTATCACCCAACAAAAGCGATTCAACGCGGATGCTTCTATCCACCAACAAACTTTCAATAAGCTTGTCAAACACAGTGCCTGCTCTATTATATGCTTCAGAAGACAAAATATCTTCTTGCTTGGTAGTCATATAATAAATTTCTACTTCAGCTTTATTGTAGAGTGGATGAGTTTCTGGATAAAATTTACCACCTGATGGTAAAACAACTAAATCCGTTGGCGGTGTATACGCAAATTGATTTGTGGGTTGTACTGCATTAAAATCATCTTTCATATTTTCCTCTTACTTTGGTCCAAAATATTTTAGCTCAGCCCAGTCATATGAAAGTGAGATACGTATATCAGTCATACCATCTGCGGCATAGGATAATTCACCAAATTTGACTTCCTTTATAAACGCCTGCTTAAGCTCCCATTCTTCGTATGTTTCACCTTCTGGGTTGATTGATCTTATTATAATGGTTCCCAGAGCATTTATTAAGGCGGATTTACTTAAATCTCTATATTGCCCGGGCACAATTTGATCCGGCGGGGCCCAAGCAGCTTTAAGTTTCTGCATAAAGAGGCCGCCAACTGAATTTGCAACATTTGATGAAAATATTTCTTTAACTGTAAAAGAAACATCTTCCCACTTAACATTTGTTGGGTGCTTAAAGTGATAATCAAGCAATCTATATTCTTTAGTTTCAACTCTATAGCCCGGTCTAGTTACACTCTCTATAAAAGCCGCGTGTAAACCATTGATAACCAAGTACCATCGATATTTTTGTTGTACTTGTGTTTGAACTTCATGAAGATTTTTTGAAAGGCCTTCGCCGGGTTTAGTTTCAAAACCCAACCTCGACGCGGCGCGCTTTGTAATATCAAGAACACTCATTATATAATAATTAGTTATTCAACCAATTATTATTGACCGGTCAATTCAAGTTCGGCCCAGTCGTATGTAAGACCTACCTTAATTTGCATAAGCTCTTCGCTGTCGTAGCTGGCATCGTCATAATCAATTGATTTAACCCATGCATTGTGCAGCGTCCATCTTTCAACTTCTATACCATCAGAATCGACTGTTTTAATGACAATATTGCCTAGATTGTCATTAATAAAATTCTTTTTTGAAAGGCTTTTCTTATATCCTTCGTTATCAATAGTCCACTGTGACGGCAATACATAACCGGCTTTTTCAATTATTCTTAACATTTCAAATGCAATATCTGGATCAATCGGATCTACCAAAGTAATTTCAATATCAGTCCAAGTAACTCTGCCCGGGAACTTGAACTGGTGAGCCAAAAAGTGATGCTTCGCCCCCTCTGATACAGTTAGCTTGGGGCGCCCCGCAGTTTTTACTAGCCACGCTGGAACTTCACCCATCGAAAGTATAAATTTATATTTTCTTTTGGGTTCGATATTTGCAGATTGCCACTGCGGCAATGGACCGGGTTTTTTAGGCATTATTTTCTCCTCACTCTCCTGTTAATCCTCAAACGCTGCGCCAGTATTTGTGATAATAAAGTCAACAGCAATAAATTCAATTGCCCGGGCGGGCTTAAGAAATACCTTAGCGTATAAAATATTCTGATCAATTAGATCAGGTGTAGTCGTAGTTTCGTCTAAGACCAACTTGTAGTCAGTCAGGCCAAAGCGCGCTTTAACATCAGCTAAGAATGGATTGGCTCTATTAATGAACCTATCCCAAGTTTCGCGCACATTTGGCTCAAACAGAATGTCTGATGCGATTGCGGATACGCCCTTTTTTACAAAAAGCAGCAATCTTCGAACATTAATTCTATCAAGAGCACTGCGAGTTATTTGTAACGTCTTTTGACCAAAGATTACAATACCTTCATTCGGGAAGGACGCAATTGGGTTAATGTTGGCGTCATAGAGCTTGTCACGGTCCTTTGATGTAAGCTTATCTGTTACGTTAATAACAGGCAGGCCTGCAACACCAGAGGTCAGGCCGCCGCGATTAAACCCAGCAGGGGCAAACCATGGTGCTTTAACTCTATCAGTATATGACATCGCGCCAATTGCAGCAACAGACGGTGGCACAAAAACAAGATTGCCATAAAGCGTATCTCTGATTTGTACCCACGGATAATAAACACAACCATAACTTGAATTAATGGCGCGATCCTTAAGATTATTAACAACTGTAGTTACAGAACCATAGGTTCTACCATCGTTGCCTTCGTGAGACGGCTGGAAGTCACCCTTAAGATCAATGACCGCAAGAGCGTCTGCTCTATCTTCTACTGTCTGTAAAAGGTGATATGTCAGGCCTTCGTGGGTTACACCCGGTACTGCAGCAAGATTATATTCAACAACTTCAGGGTCTTTGATAATATCAATTGCCTCTTTAATCGTATTAAATGTATAATGTGATTTTTCAGTTTTGTCCGCTAACAACGTATTCCTAAAGGGCTCTTTCTCTGTGATATCAAGCCCGTCAGTTCCGCCATAAAACAGCGCAGTGAATGAATCACAGCCCAAATCCAAAATATCTTTGTACGAACTACCAGTACTAAAGTTATTGGTAGCGGCGTAGACGTGCTTGTTGGTGATGCCGGCGTTGTTGACTCTGCTGCCAGAAACATATGTAAAATCATGCACCACGCCAACAGATCCTGTGCGGGCACGAACTTCATCCAAACTAAATGTCCACATATAATTTAAATATGACGCATTGTTCGGCCCGGGAGTATCATACATGGTACCATCTGACAATGGCTTGATGAGATCTTTGATCCCGGGATTAAATACTGGATTGGTTTTAGCTCTACCAGTCCAAGCACCAAAGAAAGCATCTGCCGGATTAGCAAGATTATCTTGTGATGCCGACATTCTTAAAGCAACCGATGGGAAAACAAAGTAAAATCTAGCGCGCTGGCTGACATCAAGGGCCTCTTCATTGATGATCTGACCGGTCAGACCACAGGCACCCGAAATAAACTGCAGGCCTGCATTTTGTGTAATATCCGTGCCGG